TGCTCACGTTCAATCACGCGGGCCGAGGCAGAGGCGACGATCGAAAACAGCCGGGGCGTCTGATGCCAGAAGGCGTCAGGATCGCGCCCGGCTTCACACCAGAGACTTAACGCCCGTTCCCAGCACCAGCCTTCGCCGGTGCCCTCCGAGGGCGGCCCGATCCCTCGCCTCCCTTGGCGGTCGGGAACGATGCTTCAAACGACTGGCGAACCAGATCGGCCGCCCGCTCGATCCCGAGCGCCTGGATGATGTCTCCGGCGTCCCGCAAGGTGATGTCCTTGTGTCGAGCCTGGAGCCCGGCATGGAACACGGCTCGGATGGCCGATGGCGTCTTGATCTCGGCCGTGCCGTCCATCAGGCCGGGCAGATCGGCCTCCAGATCACACAGGGCGTTGAAGTCCAGCAACAGGACGAAATCGCCGGCGAGATCGCCATCCTCAACCGAGAACGCGACCTCGCCCTTGATACGGTTCGCCATAGGCTTAGACAGCCACGAAGGTCGGCTTGCCGGTGACCTTGATGGTCAGGCTCATGGAGATTTTGTCGTCGATGACGACATCATCCATGGCGAAGGCGGTCGGGATGCCCGCGAAGGTGAAGGTCGAGGATCCCGGAAGAGTGATGCGGAAGGTCTCGACGCCGGCGTTGATCAGCGTCTGCAGCAGGGTCGCACTGGCCTCGACATAGTTCAGATTGACCGTGACCTCGCCGCCGTCCTTCAGGCTGGCGATATACTCGCGATAGCCGTCGTCCGAACCCATGTGGGTCGTCTCGACGGTTTCGACGTTCAGCGACGGCGGGGTGACCGAAAGCACCTCGGCCAGCGCAGTGAAAACAGACGGCGCGGACTCATAGGCAAAGACGGTGCCGAAGCCGTTGACGGAGGCGGATGCGGGCATGGGCGGTTAGCTCCTATAAAGCGTTGGCGTGGTGGACCATCAGGTCCAGCGACGTTCGGAAAAGCGGCGTGGTCTCGTCGGTGGAATCGTCTCGCTCTGAGTCGATCAGGATCACGTCAAAGCGCACCGCGCCCTGGGTGAAGCGTTGTGCCGTCAGCGCGGTCTCAACCGCGCGCGCGACGCCTTTGGCCGAGCCGTAGGACGCGCCCCAGCAATCGACCTGCACACGGCTCACAACGAGGCCCGAGGTCCCGCCGTGATGAACGTCAGGCAGGCCGGAGACGCGGTGCAGGACAACCGCCGGCAGCGCTGAACCTTGCGGGCGGCGGCTCCAGTTGATCCGGGTCGAGACCAGGGCCGTCACGCCGAGCGAGGCCAGCAGCTTGGCAATCAGGGCGGCTTCCATCTGCTACCCCTTCGCAGCCAGTCGGGCGGCCTTGCGGGCCTGCCTCGCGGCGGCCTTTTCGATTTCGGACCACAGATCCTCGCGGATCCCGGTCAGCAGGTCTGTCTTGCCGCTATCCCAGGCCGGCCGCATGAACGGCTGGGGCGGATGGTTCTTTGTGCCGAACTCCTGGAGCGAACCTTGGGGCGGGGCCTTTTTGCCACCAGCCCCTGCCGGCCCCATGTGGGCCTCGGCCTCGCTCTTGCTGCGTTTGTTAAGCCGCCGGGCATACCCGGCCAGCCTGGTTGAAACCGCAATGCTGTCCCGCAGGTCTGTGTCCTCTACCGGGGCCAGTCGTCGGGCTTCCTCGGCCATAGGCTCCAGCCGGGCCAGCGCCACCCGACGCATGACATTTCGACCCGTTGCCTTGCCGAGCTCACCGAGGGCGGCATCTACCTCGCGCAGGCCCTGAATCGAGACCGTGACGCCCCTAGCCATCGGCCCGGACAGTCGCGCTGATCTCCAGCCCCTCGCGGCGACCGATTTCCTTGACCCGCAGGATCTCCCAGGCAGCCCCTTCAAAGATCAGCCGGTTCTTCGGGTTCAGACCAGCGACCGCGCGGGAATAGCGGATCACGAACCGCGCCGAAGCCGTGGCTGCGGTTTCGCCGGCCCGGAACCGCTCACCGTCCGAAAGCGGCTCATACGATGCCGCCACTTCCGCCAGAATGCTCCAGGTCTGGACCGGCTCGTTGAACGCATCCGGTGCCGTACTGGACCGCTCAAGCGTGATCCGACGGTCCATTGGGCCGGCCGCCAGCGCCATGATTTAGAGCGCCACGCCCGAGGGCTGGATGTTCACCGACAGCACCGAGGTGCTTTTGGCGATACCCACGATGCAGGGATATTCGCCGGAGCCCAGATCCGCGACCGGGCAGATGCCGCCGGGGGCGTCCGACAGATAATAGGCCACGCCGGCCGTCATCGTGCCGCCGATGGTGATGTCCCCGCCCTTCTGGATCACCAGGGGCTGGTTGTTCGCCGCACCGTTGAGCGCAATCCCGCTCGGCACCCGAAGGGCCGCCGCGCCGTTCGAGTCGGCCAGCTTGTACTTCATGTCCGAGGGGTCGAGATAGACCGGCTGACCGGCCGTCACAGTCGCCCCGGCCGTGCCGGCCTCGCGAACAGCATCAGAACCCGCGACCACATTGGCAGCGGTAATGGAAATGTCGGCCATGAGGCGCTCCTTAGATCAGGTGTTTTTTGTGATTGGCCAGCAGCGCATCGACCGGCGCGGCGACCTGGATGCTTGCGGAAACCGTTCCGGTGATGCCCGTCTCACGATGGGCATACATGTCAGCCACCAGCAGCTTGATCGCATGGATCAGCTCGGGCGGCTGCGATCCGGCCAGGCCGTACCCGACATCCGCCACCACAGTCAGCAGCGAGCGGTCTTGCATCGGCGGCCAGGATTGCCCGAATTTGAGCGCGAGGCCCGGCTCGAGACCGAACAGTCGGGCATCGTAATAGTCGGTCGAAAGGGTCTGGTTCGCACCCGCCGTGTCCACATAGGTGACGGATGTGATTGACTGGATCGGAGCGACCGGCAGGCTGGCCAGGTCGTCCCAGTTTTCCGCCTTCATCGAGACCGTCTGCGTGCAGAGCCTGGTGCCCGTCCGGGCTTCGACGTGCGCGCGGGCCGCGGCGACGTTGGCCGCAATGAGCGTGTCATCGTCGGCGTGATCGACCCGCAGGTGCGCCTTGGCATCCGCCGTCGTCAGCGGTTCAGCGGCAGGTGCAACCGTGACCGCAACCGAGCGCCACATTATCGCTTCTCCACCTTGCGGGTCCGCTTCACGGCGCGCTCGATCTTGGCCTCCGCCACCGGCACGGCATAGCCGGCCTCGACCAGGCGCAAGGCCTCGGCCTGCGGGAACTCCGCCTCGTCACCGGGGGAAAGGTTGGCGGCCGGACCCGAAAGCCCGACCACCATCCGAACCAGCATCAGGCCAGTGCCTTCAGCACGATGAAGTTGATGACCAGCACGTTGTTGCCGGCCGTGGCGGCGTGAAGGTTGGTCAGCCGCAGCTTGAACGACCCATCCGCCACCGCTGAGACGCCGACGATGAAGTCGCCGGCCGAGGTGTGCGTCTTGATGCAAGCCACGACCACGTCGGTCGCCCGCACGTTGGAGTTCGTGACCGTGAACTCGGCGTCCGCACCGGCGGCCAAGGCCTGCGAGACCGTGGTGATGACGCCGGTGTAACCGTTGCAGGTGACCCCGGTGCTGATGCTGGTCAGCTGCGTGACCGCCACCTGATTTTGCACGACCTGGACGCCGTCCGCGTTCCGATAGCCGGTTTGATTGTAGGACATCGCCTATCTCCGAAAGAGGGCGGGGCGGCCCGGGATGGACCGCCCCTAGAGGGATCAGGCGTTGACCAGGTGCTTGACCGCGGCGGTGTCGCCCAGCTCGCCGTCGAAGCGGATCAGGCCGGCGATGCCGAGATCCGGCCAGAAGCGCTCGCGCATCACGCCGATGATGGGCGAGCCCACCTTGCGGACGTAATACTTGGCGAAGTCGCCGAAGATCACCGGCTTGTTGCCGGTGCCGAGGGAGGCCATGGCCTGGTTGACCGAGTAGGGCGAGCCCAGCAGGGTGCCGGGGACGCTGGTGCGGATGTCGCCCATCTGCCAGATGTACTGGCCGTCGCCGCCCTTGAGCTTGCGGATGGCCGCCAGCGTCGCGTCGTTGAACATGAACCGGGCCTTGGGCGACTGGCGATAGGCCGGGTTGACCGAGTGCTGCAGGTCGATCAGTTCGTCAGCGGTGATCGCGGCGACTGCGGCGGCCGTCTTGCCGAGGCTCGAAGCGGTCACGATGCCGTTGGGGTCGCCCGTGCCGTCGCCGGTCGTCAGCTCGAGGTTGGCGCGACGACCGAGACGCTCGCCGAGCAGTTCGCCCAGCAGCTGCTCCATGTTGAAGATGGAGTCCTGCGACAGAGCCGGCGACCAGCGCACGAACTCGGTGTCAAACATGAAGGCGTTGAGGTTCTTCTGGCCGAAGGTGACATCCACACCGCCGTCGTCGGTCAGCGCGCTGCCTTCCGTGGTCTTGGCGACGGCCGTGGTCGTGTCGTCCACGGTCGGGATGTTGATCTGCT